GTTGATCATTTAACTAGAGGAAAGTTCAGTTTAACTGACCACTCTTTAAATCAGTTATGTGGTAAGTTAGAAATCGGTACGCAGTATTTAAGAAAATGCCTGCCTGTTTCTCAACAACTCGTTGCTCACAATCTTAACTTTTGGATTAACAAAAGTAAAGATAAAGAGTTAATGTTAAGAACATACGAAGTTGAGCCAGATGGTTCACCGTATGAAACTGTTAAAGAGGCTAGAGCACTTTGTTCAAATCGTTACAAAAGAATTGATAACGATGTTGTGGCAAATCACTCACTTAATAAACTTATGGATTTAGGTTTAGATATTAAGTATGCTCATTACGATAGAGATACACTTAATATTACTGCCGTAAATCAAAAGCTTGAAGGTGAGGTTTATAAAGGTGATGTCGTTCAAAGTGGTATTACAATTACCAATAGTGAAATCGGTAGTGGTAGCTTAATCATTCAACCATTTATTTACAGATTAGTTTGTACAAATGGTATGGTTGCTCCAAGATACTTGAATAGATTTTATTCAAGACATGTTGGTAAAATTGTAATTGATCCAAGTCAGGACGATCAGTACATAACAATTATTGACAAGATGCAGAAACAAATTGATCTTGTTAATAGCGAAGATGTGTGGACAGAAAGTTTTCAAGGGTTGTTAAACTCAAGAAAACAAAAAATCAACTCACATCAAATTGTGCAGTTAGCAAAACGACATGGTGTTACAGAGTCAGAAAGAGCAGACATATTTGCTAGATTAAATAAATATGTTGGCGATACTTTTACAACATCAAAGTATGAACTTGCTAATGCAGTAACTAACATGGGTAATGATGAAAATAGATCAGACTCTAGGGCTAGATTCTTTCAAGAACTAGGTGGTTTGATTGTGTTTGCACATAACCCTGCACAAATATCAATATAAACAACTATGTGCTGGGGTGTAAAAACCCCAGCAAGAAAGGAAACTATGCTTATATTTGGTAAAAGTAAAAGCGATTGGAAAGCATTAGAGTTACACTATCGTAGAGAGTGGATATGCTTTGTAGTTGGCTTTGTTCTAGGAAGTTTACTATGGTAGATTCTTGGAAAGATAAACGAATAAGTGCTATCAATAGAGTTATAAAAAAGACTCGTGGTAGCACTTTAAACTTTTTAGATGAATATGATTCCATTTGTTCATCTAAAGCTACAAATAAAATGGAATACAAACTAGAAAGGAAACATGAAAAAGATAATATACCTATTGCTCCTAGGCATTTGCCTGAGTAATTGTGCGTATAACCCAGTAATTGATACTGCTGGTCGTAGTGGTACTTTCGATGAAGATAAAGCTAAAGAAATTACTAATGATTTGCAACATTGTAAAATGGTAGCAGATGCTAATAGTACTTTCTGGGGTGGCATTGTTTTCTGGGTAGAAAGTCCTACTGCTGATACGCAACATGAATCTATATATAGAAAATGTTTAATTAATCGTGGACACTCGGTTTTAAACTAGAAAGGAATGTATGGATAAAAGAGAAAAAACCTATTTGTTGCTTAATGCTTTGATAAATAGATTTCATAAAGAACAAAAGAAATCTAAAAAAACAGAAGTATTAAGAAATGTAATAGGTCTTAAGTTTAAATTAGCTAGACTTGAGAAAAACATAACTGCAGAGGCAGTTGTGCAAGATAACAAAGAAGTGTTTAGCGATGTTCATAGTTTATATAAATTTGAACAAGGTGCTTTTCAGTTCGGTAAATTAAATGCATTAGTTAATTATTATAATGTTGATGCAAATGATTTATTTAAATTAACAGAGAGGTAAAACTATGCAATACAATTTAGAAAATGGTATTGTTTTATACTACGACGATCCAACTCATACATATAAAGTTGGTGGTAAAAAAGTGCCAAGTGTTACAGGCATAACAAGTAAAGGATTAATTAAAGATGGTTTAACAAATTGGAAAGTCACATTTCCATTAGGTTATGCTAAAAGAGAAATTAATACTATGCTTAATAATAATGTTGCATTAGATAGAATGTCATTAGAAAAGATATTTAGTGATGCAGAAGGTAGCACAGATAAGATAATGAAAGAGGCTGGTAGTGTGGGCAGTGTTGTTCATGGACTAGTTGAAGATTATCTTAAAAATAAAGAAATTCCAAATCAAGTTGATAAACGAGTTGTAAATTGTTGGAACTTGTTTTTAGCATGGTGGGAACAACAAGAGTATGAGCCATTATATATTGAGAAAAAATTATATAGTGAAAAGTATCATTATGCTGGTACTCTTGATCTTGTTGTAAAAGACAAGAAAGAAAAGCTTGTTTTAATTGATATTAAAACAAGTAACCAAGTATCATTTGACTATCTATTACAGTTAAATGCATATAAGGTTGCGTTTGAGGAAGAAACTGGAAAGAAAATCTCAAAAGCACTTGTGGTTAGATTACCTAAAAGTGATAAAAGGATTGATGTTCAGGACATTCCTCTTAATAAAAAACTTTTCAATGCTTTTCTTGGAGCCAAGTATATTATGACTTCAATGAATAAGTATTGGGATAATTAACATAGGAGAATCTGATGGGATATAAGCCACAGTACAATAACAATGGTAACTACCAAAAGAAAAGCTACAATAACAATAGTGGTAGCAATGGTGGGACTGTTGAAATGTTATCATCTAAAAAAGATGGTACCATTCTAAAAGTTATCTTAAATAACCAAAATTTAGTATTAAAAGGTTTTTTTGATAACAGAACTAAAGGGTGGAAGTTGTTTCCATACTACGACAAAACGAAACAAAACCCACAATTTAATAAACCTAAACCTCATAATGATATGGACGATCAGTTGCCACAATCTGAACAAGAGTGGACACAAGGTGCTGGCACTGACTTTAATCCTGATCAATATGAACAAGAGTTAGGTTAATGCCTAGTTCTAATATTGATGCTCTCAATTTCGATAGGCAAAAAATCAATATTACTTTAGATAAAAAGTCTAAAGATTTTACTGATGCCTACGATAAATTAACAGACATAGAAGATAGTGTTAAAGAACACACTGCTAATCTATATATTCGTTTTAAAAACGATACTGTTAAAAAATCAGTTGAAGAAATAAAAGCTTTAATAACAACTGATGAAGCAACGAGAATATTGGTAGAAGAATTAAACCAAGCAAAGAAAGACCATCTAAAAGCAAAGACTGAATGGGATAAATTAAAGATTAAAGTAATGCTTTTGCAAAGTGAACTAAAGCAGAACTTGGAATTTAACTCAATGGGTCAATAACAATGTGTGGGGAGCAATCCCCACATATCTAATGCTTAACTACATCAAGTCCTTTGATGTCAGTATTTTCCCTAATTACTTCATAGCTATAATTGTAATCAATTATTCTTACATCGTCATACTTTGTAATTTCATTTATTGTATTATTTATTTTTGGAAACGAGGGATAGGTATCAATAAATCTCAAAGCAATAAAATGTCCATAAGGACTATACCTTGACTCTACTTGTAATTCTAAATCTGTAATAACTGCATCAATGCCCATCAAGGCATATTACTATTTCTTTCTCATAATGTCAGCACCTTTAAGACCATAGATCGCACTGACTACTCCAATAAAAATAGCTTGATACCAATAAGGTAGTTTATTAAAATACTCAAAAAATAATTCTAGCTTATTACGTATTTCCACATCGTCAGTGAAAATAGAATAACCCAATATAAGAATAGGAATAGATATGAGAATGAGGACAAACTCGTCTTTGTAGCCATTATCATTGCTCTCAATAATCTTCGCTTTATATTCAATGTCGCCCTTTGCCATTTTTTCAGCATGCAACATTTGTGCATCTGACATTAGTTGTTTTGTACGTTGTTTGTTTTGATACAATTTCGCACCTGTCTTTACACCTAATGATAATAAATTCAACCACATATTACTTCTCCATTATTTTTTCTTTTAACATATCTATCACATGTTTAGCTTTATCTAAATCCTTTATCTGATCTGTTTTGTTTTTATGCTTTAGATTATATCTTGATATGTATTTAACTACTTTTGTTTGACAAGCATTTAGATTATTATCCATCGCATAGTCTAAAGGTTGGATTTTAAGCTTTTTGTACCAATCCCCACCCACTTGCTCGGAAAAGGCAGAATCATCGCTCTGAGAGGCTCTGTGGCTCTTTAAAAGGGTATTTTTTAGCTTGTTTGACTTGCTCATACTAGTTTTTTAATCCAATCGCCTTTGTCGTTTAAAACCATTGGTAATAGTCTTGGTACACCATTTAAAATAATACCACAACCCAAAATAAATCTTGTTTTAAAGTTCTTGGCATAGTTGAAAGCCATAGACTTTTGATTTATTAAGCAACCCACATTCATAGCAAAAAACAAGTTATCAGGGTTTGCCCAATAGCTAATTAAAAACTTTGTGTGATAATGACCCTGCACTGCCGACATTCCCATCGTCTGCGATACTTTTAAAATATCGGCTGAACGACCATGCGTAAAAAAACATCTTTGTCCATTTGACATTGTAAGAGTAAG